GCTGCCGTTGCCTCGTAGGAGATTGGCCCGACTTGATTTACTGCCACATTGGAGCAGTAAAAGAATTGGCTGCCGGGATAACTTGCACCCTCGAACACTCCGAACGAACGCAGGGCATTTTTGGCGTCCACCTGATTGTCGCCGGCGTCGTCGGTATCGAGCGTGAATCCACGCTGAAGCGATTGGGTTATTTTGCTATCTTCGCCCTTGGAACCCGAAACGGTTCTGGTCGGCGTTTCGATGATTCGAAAACTCATTACCCGCCTCCAATGCTGATAACGGTTTCCTCTTTTTCAGCCAGCAGTTTCAAATAGCGAGCGTTTTCCTGCATCAACTTTTGATTGAGTTCGGCCAATTTAACTTGCCGCTTGGATTGCTCAAGTTGCTGTTGTTGAATGTCGCCAGAACCCCGCGCGAGGGACGTCATACGTTCGTCTTTGCTGGCCAGTGTTGGTCGCGAGGTGTCAAGTTTCATCGACTCCAAATCGCTGATCTCGCTTTCCAGACCTTTGACGGAATCGGCAGACGCTTTGATTTCAGCAGCCTGTTGTTTCTTGAATGCCTGTTCGCGAAGTTTTTCTTCGTTCTTGATTCGCTGCTCTTCCGCTTTGGCCCGATCTTCGGCCATTTTGGTTCGTTCCCGTTCGGCATCAATTGCCGCACTGGCTCGCTCTTGCTCTGCTGCTTTTTCCTGAGCGATTGCTTCACGCTTTTTTTGCCTAAACAACTCGGCTTCCGAAAACTCTTGCTGTACCAGGCTTAGCTTTTCCTGAAGTGCTTTTTTCTGCTCTTGAATGATTTCAAGGTTCGCTTTGGCTGAATCGACTTCTTCTTGGGATGCAAGGAAATACTTCCGTTGTCCTTCCAGTTTTTCAAGCTGGGATTTGGCAAGTTCTTCCTGACCACCTTTGCCGGCAATCTCTTTGGCAATCCGGGATGCCATGTCTTGAGCGGCAGTCATTTGCTGCTCGAACGTGCCACCGAATTCCTTCAAATCGGCAATCTCTTGGTCGATTCGACTTGTCGATTGGCGGGATTGAATGTCGCCAAGTTCTCTTGCTTTGGCGGCTGCTTCGCCGAGTTCCTTGGAGAATCGCTTGGTTTCAAATACCCAACCGGCAATCGTTTCGCCAATCTTGTAGCCAACGATCGCGGCCAGACCGACCAGACCGGCCTTGAGTGCCAAAGCACCTGGCCCACCGCTTTTCAGTGCAGCTGCCGCGCCCTTACTGGCTTCGGCCAATTCTTTCAGTTGTGCTGCGGAATCCGTGATCCAACCCGCGCCAAGGACATTGGCGAACTTCTGAACAGCATCGCCAGCCCTTGCGGATTTTTCGCCAATCTTTTCAATATCAACCGCAGCAGTCTTGGCGTTGCCAGACATTGATTTCAGGACGGCCGATGCGTTGTCCTGAGCGGTCAATTTGATTGTTATTGCTTCGTCCATCGCTCGGCTTCGATCCTGTTTACTTCGTTCCCGTAGGCTTTGCAGTGTGCCATCAGACTGGCTGATTGATTCAGCAAGCCACCCTCGCTCGGCAAAAATCCCTTCTCAATCCATTCTGAAAACTCTAAAGTTTGCAGCGTTGTTGCATCAATTTCCTGCTTCGGGCATCCCTTGACTTGGAATCTTCCGTTGTTGCATTGCTCGCATCCAGAACCATTACAACTTGGGCAATTGATTTCGACTCCCTCGCTATCCTCGCAACTTCCCTTGCATGATTTACACAACATCCCGCACCGAATCAGTGCGAGAATCCTTAGCTTTTTTTTTGTTCGTAGGGAACCAATCGACCGCTGACCAGTTTGCCCAAAACCTCTTCCAATCCGGCTTGTGTGAAAGCATCCTCCGGCTCTTCGCATTGGTAGCCTTCGATTCGCAAAACATTCGCCTTGAACAGATCCACCAACCGCTGCGAGACGTTTGCCGATGTGTCTCCCTCATGCCGTCGCCAGACTGCTTCGTAGGCTGCGTCATACTCCCGCTGCTGTCGCATTGATTTTGCAACCACAACGCAGCAAGGAGGGGATTCCGTGCCCTTGTGTTTTTCAAGGACGATCTGACCAAGTTCCCCAGGTTCGAGTGCAAACATTAAGCCGCCGCAAAGGTTAGAGTAAATTCATCGTTGCCAGTGTTTCCGCGATTGGCCTGATAGGTGACGGTATCGAACTGGATACCGCTTCGGTCGCCTTCCTGTGCGTTTGAAACTTGGAACTTTGGAATATCCAGCGATATTACTGTGTCGCCTGTGCTGCTTTCTAAAGTGAGATCAAACGCTTGCTCTGTGCTGCTAATCCACTGTGTGTACAGCGGATTGGTGGCAACCAGTGTCGATTCAGGATCGAGAGTTCCAGTCGGGAATCGGTCGGTCACCAGATAGGAATGAAGCCCGCCATCGGAGTTGATTCCGGGACGAGGGACGACGACATTCCCAAGGTCGAATGTGAGGTTTGTGATTCGCGGAGTCCAAGCACCGACTGTAATTGCCGTGACCGATTTTGCCATTGTTGGCAGCGGGGTCGGATAGGTCGGAGCAACAATCGCAACGTCAGTCGGCGTTGTCCAGCGACCTTGGAATGTCCAATTGAGCATCACCCGACCACCAGCAGGAACCGTCATCGAGACGTTGCCCATCGCGCCGGCGATCTGCTTGTAGACGCCATTGGTATACGCTCCGAGGGTCAGCGTTTTGACATTTGATCCCGGCATTTCTGACTTGGGGGAAAAAACTCCCGCCGAATACGAAACTCCGCAACCAGCGAACAGCGTTTGCAACCATGATGGAGCTGCACCGGACGAACCGTAGAGTTCGGTCATAAACGTGAACTGGCCAGTTTGAAGACCGACGACTGACGCAAGCTGGCCGAACGCCCCTTGCCCCATTCGCTGCTCGCTTGCTGCTGTTGGATTGGCAACGAGGTTAAAAACATTCATCGCGGCATCGGAACCACTGAGGGAGATCGCTGTTCCCGGCGTTGTCTCAATCTTGGCCCCAAGGACTCGCTTTCGGTATAAGTCGCTCATCGTTTATCCCTCACTTGTATCTGTGGTTTCGTTTTCGTTTTGTTGCCAGTTGAGACCGCCGCGTTTTTTGAGTTCGATGTATCGGATTCGCTTTCGGATTGCGTCAATCACTGCCTCTCGTGCAATTTCAACCACGTTCGCCACCTTCTCAGGGTTCTTGGCTAGAACGCCCCAAGGTGATGGCCCATGCAGTTTTGTGATTGGTAGCCTTTGACTCCCTGAACGCTTCAAAATATGGTTCCCGATTTTCGTTACCTGAAACGCATTCGGATAAGGTCGCGAGCCTTTCGACTTGCTAATCTTTGCCGTCACGCCTTTTCGTCTTGTACTCTTTGCCCCGAAGTCCCGAAGTGGAATCCGAATCGACTTGACCAGGCTGATTGTGACAAGCAAGTTCTGGCGGTCTTTTTTTGTCTTGACTTGATCCCGTATGATTTTCTGTTTGACGTTCAACTCTTTGGCGACTTCTTTTGTCATCGCCGACTTTGTCTTTGTTCCCGCTGTTCCAAGTGCCGAATAAATCTCCCTCGGAATGTTGTCTGCCGCATTCTCTAGCGATTGCATCAACTCCTTTAGTCCGGTTTCCGATACGTCGATCATCGCTGCACCGTGTCGTCAAGTTCCGAGTGTCGATAGCGAACCAGCAAATCAATTAGCACCGCTGCACCTGAATCCGAAATGTACTTCCTCGACGCTCCAATCTCTGAATCAATCGCGTAACCGTCCATTGTGTGCCAGTTCGATGGCTCCGTTAACGCAACTCGAATCTGAGACTCGAACAGGTTCCTCAGCGTGTCAATCGAATCTTCGCTTTCCTCGCTTGGTCGCAGCTCGCCAGCAATCACAAACACCTGATCGAAAGCGACTCCCGGAGGATTGCCCTGGCAACTCAACTCCCGATTGATCGTTCGTGAGGCTTGCGTCAGGGTTATCTTCCGATCCCCTGCTGACTCTGAATTGATTCGTCTTGGTCTGGTTACTGTGTCAACCAGTTCGACGGTTTCCAGTCGCCCCTTGATGACCTCGGCAATCAACTCGATGATTGGTGTGCTCATCTAGCGAATCTCCAGCGAACAAACCAATCCCTCTTGCGATAACAACTTGGCTACCGCATAAATTTTGTAAGCCGAATCGCTGGCATGTTCTTTCAACTGAATCCGGTCACCACCTGTGTTGATGAGGTTTGGATTGATTGAAACTTGCACAATGAATGTAGGCTGATAAACCTCGCCCTTTTCGTTAACGAGTTCAGGCGGGTTCCGATTTACAATTGCGTCCGTCAGTTCTTGCGTTGTCCCGTTTGCGAATAGATACTCCGCTGGTTCCCCGAAAACGTTGCCGAGTGCGGGGAACCCTACGGAGGAAAATAAATCGTCAAACAGGCTAGGCATGTTCTTAGGTCGTGATGTTGCTGAGCAAGTGACCGGCTTGGGGATACATCACAACTTCATCAACATCGTGACGAACACGGATGATTGCCGAGCGAACGGTTTCGTCTCGGTACTCTTCGATTGTTCCACCGATGGAAGAGCCATCAGCAGACCAGTGGAAAGTTCGTCCGATGCAGGCTTCACGAATGTCCAAACCAGTTGCGACTCGGCAGACCATTGCATATTCACCAGACCAGACTTGCACTGGTGTTGGTGCAGCTCCTTCGTTGGCAGAGTTGCGAGTTCCGCCGGCAACGATCACATAATCGAGGTCGAAAGCAGCGGCCAGCATTTGCTCTGTGATGTCGGAGGCTTTGGTTGCCGAACCAGCACCCGCGGACTCAATCCGGTCAATCACCTGATTGCAGTTTCGCAAGTTGCGGAAAACTTGGCGGTTGATAACGAGAGCGTTAGCCCACAAGCCAGAACCCTCGTAGACCTTCTTCACCGCAGCTTCAACGTCAGTCAGTGGAACAGCGTTTGTTGCGTCGTCCCATTCGTGCGTGATGCCAGTGGTCAGCGGAGCACCAGCCCAAGTGGTCGCATTGAAAATCAAATCCGCAACCCGCTTTTCAGCGTTTCGCATGACGACACCTTGCGCTCGCGCGGTTGCGATTTGCTGGGCTTGCAGCAAGTATCGGTAACGCTCCAAATCTCGATCGTCGACCGGCTCTTCCCAACCGTGTTCTTCGGTCGAATAGGTGAATCGCTCAAACTTGAAATTGCCTCGACCGTAACCAGAACCGCTGGCGCGGGCAGTGTTGCCGGCAAACAGCAATTGCTCCAATGGCAACTTGCCTGGATTGTCAGATTGAAGTCCGACTTCAACAACAGGGCAAACTTTCGTTGCCACGAAGCCGGCCTTGTCGGCTTCCAAGTCGTACTCGAAAAAGGCTGCTAAATCTGGCCGCAGGTTTACTGTGGCCGCACTTCCTGAAATAGGCATTGCTACATCTCCTTAAATCCCCGTAGCAACGCGATTGATGAAATATAAATGTTCCCCGGCTTTGGTGGCCACCTCCACCGGGAAACGCTACGGGGTCAGGTTATGCGATGACAGGAGCAGTTGCGCCGTCAGCATCGTTTCCAACTTCAACGGCAGTCCATTCGGTTCCGTTCCACAACAAAACTGCATAATCGCCAGCGTCAGCAAACGTGATGGTTGCACCATTGCTGAAATTGGATGGGGTCAAAACAGCGTCGCCACCACCATCAGTGATGAGTTTGATTTTCTTCAATTGGCCAGGGAATGTTCCATCAGCCAATGTCCAAGCGTCGCCGCCAGCATCGCTTGCACCAGCGGTATAGAACGTGGTCACGTTGACAGCTCCACCACCGGCAACCAGTGTTTGTTGGGCTGCATCAAGAACGCCGCCAGACGTACCATTTCCGTCCATTCGCTGGACTTCGATGATGTCCTGGTCAGCACCAGCGGCATTCATGGCGATACCGATAAAGATGGTTCCATCAGCGGCTACTTCGCCATCGGCAGCGGCATAGCATGGTGCATTAGCCGAGATTGCCTCACTGGCAATCATCTTGGTCGTGCCTTGCTTGTTGCCGTAGGCATAGCAAACCACATCGCCAGAACCGCCAGCAACCTGAACGGTTCCAACGTCTTTCTGTAGTGCGGTTGCGGCT